AATTAATTTGGGACGGCGTTCCTAATTGTGGATTTGTAAAACTATCTACTCCGCCCATGTCACATGTCATACCAATCACTGCGAAACTCGTTAGAGAATTTGCAATCATTAAATATTGTTTATCGCTAATTAAATCCGTTCCAATTTCTAAATTCTCCGGTTGTGTGTTAATACAAGGTCGATTTACACCATCACCGGTATCATAATATTGTGGTCTATGCTCATATGCAATATAGGATTCCATAAAGTTTTCTTCAATTTCAAACCGCCATGTTTGTATCACATCCGTTTCAAAACTAATACTAGTGGCATTGTCATTTAAGTAACCTAAACTTGTAATAAAACAGTAAATCCATTTCGCTTTATTACCTGTAGACCCATTTTGATAAATTAAATAATTATATAAACGCAGATCATCGTAAACACCAGGTACGACTACCGTACCATCTTTTCTTTGATACGTGTAATTTTCAAATACAATATGATCATAGTTATTAATAAAAAAATTAAATTGTTTTTCGGGTGTATCGAATGCACCCCAAAAAGTGTTATTCATTGCGTCAATTTCTAAACCCTTCAATAAATAAATTTTACTTTGTGGTGTAAATTGACTATTTACAACTCCTATACTCATCTTAATCATCTCCTTTTATTTTATCTTATTAAAAAATAGTTGAATGTTCAACTATTTTATTTATCTTTGATATAATTATAAATTTCACGTGCTTTAGTTCCACGTTGTGGCTGGTTTGGGTCGGCTGGTCTTTCATAGTTGGCTAGAAATTCTATAGCTAATGTATAAGGGTCGGCGGTGGATTTTGAAAAGCTTGCAAAACTTTCGGGGTAAGCTGATGTGGCAATCCATTGTTGGTTATTTTCCATTTCCCACTGAATTCTTTCGCATTCACCTTGTCCAAACTTAGAAACATCCGGGTAATATCCTTTTTCTTTTAACCAGTCCATTATTTTTGTCCACGGCGTCCACTGAACTAGCCCATATCCACGACTTGCTACCGGTTGTGCAAAGGGAATATCACCCTCCCACCGGTTCGGGTTGACAGTGCTTTCAAAATATGAGTTACCTAATATACCAGCAACCGCGTTTGCGGTCCAACCTTTCGCCTTAAAAAATTGCCAAAATGCTAACCAATTTTGCTTTGATTCATCTTCTGTAAGTGGTCTTGTGTTATTAATATCACCGGGAATAAACCATTTACTTGTTGGTGTTGGTGGTTCGGGTTTGATCTCTTCTTTTGTTTTATAAAAACCAAAGTCAATTCCTAGACCGTCTAACATAAAATAATGTTTAATATATTTGTAACTTGGTTCGGGTGTTGGTGGTGTTGGCGGTTGACCACCCTCAAATGTTTTCCACTGTTGACCATATCCATTAACGATATTTGTATCATTCACATAAAAAACATTATTCGGTAATTCGGATCCACTTAGTGCATAACATTCATTACCATAACTACACACAACACCATAACTAACTAACCCAGCGTTTAACGTAAAAGATTGATCGATATGACAGTGATCGCCTGTTGCCATTCCAGCCGTACCCGTATGATAAATTAAATCACCTTGTTTATATCGTGTTTCTGTTGGTGGGTTTGGATCATGTGTAAAACTTACAGTCACATTTTTTAAACCGCTTGGTGTCCATACCTCATTATCACTTTGATAGACGCGAGTATTTCCGGACGAGTACGTGTGCACTAAATGACAACTAAATGGAGCATACACAGGTACTCTAACTTGTCCACTAATTGCATTATCAAAAGGATGTCCACAACAATGGCTATATGATGATGGACTTGACCATTGCGTGATATTCATTGTTTCCATAGGAAATAAACACACTTCATGGCCATCATGCACTAACTTTTGTTCGGCTTTCATAAATTTAATTCCTCCTCTAATATTGTTAACTCGTGTAGTTTCTCTTTACATATATTATATCTTTCATAATCTACATCTTTTAATATGTGCATAGCTTGCATATAAAACTCAATATAAAAATAAACGCTTAAACCTTCCGGTAAGTTATAGGGAATATCTTCCGGTTTTTTCATTTTATAAATACTTGATAATTCACATTTTACTTTTTCCATTATGATCTCCTTAAAATAATAGCAAGTATTAAATACTTGCTAATTCACACGTTTCCAAAAATAAACTGTTATATATGGTTGTATATTGTTATGGTAACCATCACCACCAACGCTATCACTATCTATCTTGTAATCCTTATTATAATTCCCGTAGGTAGAAGTATTACTCGAAGGTGATACCTCTTGAACAATTGGTGAGTAGTATTTATGATTATGTGATGGTATTTCAGCAATAACTAATTTATGTTTATACTCACCGCCTGTGGCATTAACTTTAAATTCTTGCGTATTTGTTCCATCATTACCAGTACCGACACCGATTAATGTTCTACCTTGTCCAAATTGTTCCCAAGTTCCTTTTAAATAAGTGCCAGGGTTTGTTTTAGTTAAACTAATGTACACGGATCCAATAGGATAAATAGAATTAATTGTATTATTAATTGTTGTATTAATAAGATTCGTTAACGCTTCTTTTGTTGTATTAATAAGATTCGTTAACTCTTCTTTTGTTGCAGTAAATCTAGTATCTGTTTTCGTTTTAAAATTTGATAAATCATTGCTAACACCAGTTATTTTTAGGTTGATCGCGTTTTCTCTTTCTTGCCAGTCAATTTTAAACTGCTCTTTAATGATTCCTTCAATTTCTCCATCCATTTGTGCTTTATTCTTTGCCCATTCAATATTAAATTGTTCTGTGGTTGCTTGTTTAGTTGCATTTATAGCATCTTTTATTTGTGAGTCTACAGTCTCATTCCACTGTATCACTACATCATTCACAGCTTTTATCACCCATTCAATATAACCTTGCAATTGATTGATACATTGGTAAATATTCATACCAGTATTAAATGCACTGACATATTGTTGAGCAAGATTTTTACCACTTAACTTTAACTCGTCATATTTTGGTAAAATATCGTTTAATTTACTTTCATCAATTACACCCATATTACTTACCTCCATTATATCCAATTAATTTTTTTAGCTTGTCCGGTAAAATATCACTGTTAATTTTAGAAATGTTCTCAATAATACTAACTACTTCTGTAATGATCGCATAAGTACAAATCACCGGCACTAGGTCTACCCCAAAAGGTAAAGTTAACAAATTTTTAGCATAATTAATTAATACACCTAATGCGTAACAGAACACAAATCCAACTTTTTTAAATAGTCCATCTCTCAGTTTACTAGATTTTATTTGTTCACCATCTTTAATCGCTCCAACAATTCCAGTGATAAGATCCAACCCATTAAAAACCAATGCTATTAAAATAATTTTCATTTTAGATTTCTCCTTC